GCTCGCAGAGCCGCAAGATTTTTTTAGGCAAAAAGGAAAAATCAAAGGTTTCAATTCTATCTATAAGGAGAGATAAAGTGGCAATAAAAAAATTTCAAAGTGATTCACGGGTAAATCTTGAAATTGCCTGTCAGCAAATTTTCGGAATTTCCTCTCGCAGATACAGACAACTTGCAAAAGAGCATGGCGCACCACCAGTTCTTGATGGCAAAGTTGACATATTAAAAGCGTGCAAATTTTTGATTGACTACTATCGCAAGCTTGCTGAGGGGCAGGGAAGTTTGTCTCTAACCGAGGAGAGGGCAAGGCTGACGAAAGTAAACGCAGACATAAAGCAGTTGATACTTAAGAAAAAGCAGGGAGAGTTGATAGAAAAGCAAACTGCTTTTGATGTGTTTGCATTTACCCTAACAAGGATGGCAGAGAAACTAAAGGCTATTCCAGTCAAAGCATCCACCCTGCTTATGTCTGCCCAGAGCATGGTAGAAATAAAGCAAACATTAGAAGAGCTAATAAATGAGGTTTTATATGAAATCAGTTCACCAGAATTCGTTAGAAATTCAGTCGTTGATTACTCAAGCATGCACGGTAATAAGACCGAGACCAAGACAGACGGTAAGCGAGTGGGCGGACAAAGAAAGAGTTCTAAGTCCTGAAGCCTCTGCTGAGCCAGGGAAGTGGTATACTTCAAGGGCTGAGTATCAAAGAGGCATCATGGATGCATTTAGCGATGACAACATAGAGACCGTTGTTGTCATGACTTCCTCACAAGTAGGCAAAACTGAAATGTTACTTAATATAGCTGGCTATCACATTGACAAAGACCCTTGTTCTATATTAGTTATTCAACCAACACTGGAGATGGCAAAAGCATGGTCAAAAGAAAGACTTGCACCAATGCTTAGAGACTCTCCATGTTTCAGAGGGAAGGTTCACGATGTAAAAACACGCAATCCAGAGGAAACTATTTTGCTTAAAAACTTCCCTGGCGGTTTCATAGCGATTGCAGGAGCTAATTCTCCAGCAAGCCTTGCAGCAAGACCAATTAGACTTTTATTATGCGATGAGGTTGATAGATATCCAATTAGTGCAGGAGTTGAAGGAGACCCTGTTGACCTTGCAAGAAAAAGAACAACAACCTTCTGGAATCGCAAAATAGGGCTTTTTTCAACCCCAACAATTAAAGATGCATCAAGAATAGAGCTTGCTTATGAGCTTAGCGATAAAAGAAAGTTTTATGTCCCATGTATTAAATGTGGATTTGAACAAGTGCTTGAATTTAGATATTTGAAATGGGAAGAGAACAACCCAGACACGGCAAGATATGTATGCCCTCAGTGCGGCGTTGAGATTAACGATGCAGGTAAAATAAAAATGGTTAAAAAAGGGAGATGGATACCAGAACGGGAGACAGGCAAAATAGCAGGTTTTTGGCTAAATGAGCTTTACTCCCCTTGGGTTAGCTTTTCTAATTTGGTTCAAAGATATATGGAAGCAAAAAAATCTAAAGAGACAATGAAAGTATTTATCAATACTTCATTGGGCTTACCATACGAAGAAGAAGGGGAGCAGATAGAAGAAAGCAAACTTGAGGCAAAGCGCGAAGAGTATGAGATTGTTCCTGCTGGATCAGGAGTGCTTACATGTGCAGTAGATGTTCAGGAGGACAGGCTTGAATGTCTTGTCGTTGGATGGGGGAAAGATGAGGAGGCATGGCATATAGAGCATAAAATCTTACATGGATATGCTTCAACAGAAGAGGTATGGCAACAGCTTGATGCGTATCTTCAGAAGACTTTTATACATGAATCTGGAGCATTATTAAAAATAGCAATATGTGTTATAGATGCAGGATATATGACTAAAAAAGTATATGACTTTGTTAAACCTCGTCAATCCAGAAGAGTTTATGCGATTAAAGGTTCTCAGACATCTGGATCTCCACTTGTAGGGAGGCCAAGACTTGTAGGGAAACAGAAAGTCAAGCTTTTTATGGTAGGAACATCAACTGCAAAAGACATTATTTTTTCAAGGCTAAAACTTGAAAAAGCAGGAGCTGGATATATACACTTTAATCTTCAATGCGATGAAGAATACTTTTTACAACTTACAGCAGAAAAGGCTGTTTATAGATTGGTTAAAGGATTCGCGATTAAGGAATATATCAAAATTAGACCTCGTAATGAAATCCTTGACCTGTGGGTTTATTCTTTGGCCGCACACGCTATTTTAAACCCGAATATTGACAAAATCCTAAAAGAATTGGCTCAAAATCAATCAAAAATGGCTCAAAATGAAGTAAAATCGGCTTTAAATCAATCAAAAACGATTGAAAATGAGCCAAAATCAATTGAAAATAAGCCAAAACCACACTTCAGGCGCTTTAAACCCAGTTCTTGGGTAAAAGGCTGGTAATTTTTCAATAATTCTTTTCTAAGTTTATACCATTTGACAAATTTTTTTAGAATATGCTATAAATGTTATAAATGACTAACATTTTTACATCAGAACCATTAAAATTCAGGGCTGGAGATACAGTCAAATGGCAAAAAGTCTTTGAAAATTACCCATCCTCAGAATGGAATTTACAGTATGCTATTTATAACAGCAACAATTATTATACGGTTGATGCGATAGCACAACCAGATAATTCTTTTCTTATAGAGATTACCTCAACTCAATCTGCTACTTACTCAAAAGGCGAATATAAATGGATAGCAAGGGTTAAAAAGGGAACAGAAGTATATACCGTCGGCACAGGCACTTTAACAATCCTGCCAAACATATTATCTGCAACGGATGACAGAAGTCATATCAAAAAGGTTCTTGATGCATTAGAGAAGGCACTTGAGGGGAGAGCATCAAGAACAGATTTAGAATATTGGATTGGAGACAAGCGCATAAGAAATATGACTCATACAGAAATTTACTCTGCTTGGCGTCGCTACAAAATGCTATACGAACAGGAATTACAGGCAGAGCAATTAGGCAAAGCAACAGGACGCAATGTAAAAGTGAGGTTTACATGAATTGAAAATATTCGGATATGAAATAAGTATTAGAAAAACAAAACCCACCAAAAGGCAGTATCAAGGAGCTAAAATCAATCGCTTCACAGCCGATTGGCTTACCCCTAATCTTACAGCAGATGAAATTCTTAGATGGTCTCTCCCAATGCTGAGGGAGAGAAGCAGAGATTTTGAACGCAACAATGATTACATGAAAAACTTCCTCCGCAAACTGGAGGCAAATGTTATAGGGGCAAAAGGAATAGTTCTCCAGAGCAAAGCAAAATTTAAAAATGGAGAACTTGACATAAAAACAAATTCAATGATTGAGGCCGAATGGAGAAAGTGGGGTAAGAGATACGCATCAGTATGCGAGACTCTTTCTTTCAGGGACATCTGCAAACTTGCTCTCAGGACAGTTGCAAGGGATGGAGAGGTCTTAGTCAGGGTGTTAAGAGGTTTTGACAATCCTTATGCTATCAGTCTTCAGTTGCTTGAGCCTGATTATCTTGATGAAAAACTTAATCAGGAACTTTCTAACGGGAACAAAATCATTATGGGCGTTGAAAAAAATAAATGGGGCAAACCTGTAGCATATTGGCTTTTTGAAAAACATCCAGGGGATAGGCAGAATTTTGGCAACCGTTATATAAGAGTGCCAGCAGAAGAGATAATTCATCTTTTTGTCAAGGAGAGACCAACTCAAACAAGAGGGATTCCGTGGGTGGCAACTGCAATTCTTAAACTTCGTATGCTTGGGGCATACGAGGAGGCAGAAGTTATTGCTGCAAGAGTTGCATCTGCGAAGATGGGCTTTTTTATTGAAAATCTTGAGGGAGTAGAATATACAGGAGCAGTAGATGAATCGGGCAACATCATTTCAGAAGTAGAGCCTGGAATACTGGAAAAACTTCCACCTGGGGTTGACTTTAAACCATTTGACCCTGGTAACCCTTCTGCAGAGTTCGGAGATTTTGTCAAAGCAATGTTGAGAGGAATTTCTGCTGGATTAGGTTGCAACTATAACACACTTTGTAATGACCTTGAAAGTGTCAATTATAGTTCCATTAGGGCAGGAGCTCTTGAGGAGCGTGAGTATTGGATGGACATTCAAAGCTGGTTTATAGATGCATTTCTTGAAAAGTTATATCCTGTATGGCTCCAGATGGCTGTTTTAGCAGGAAAGATAAAAGTTCCATATGAAGAAATAGATAGATACATAGCTCCAGAATGGCAACCAAGAAGATGGGACTGGGTTGATCCGTTGAAAGATGTTCAAGCAAAAATTATGGAGCTTAAAAACGGGCTTACTACCCGCACTCGGATATGTGCGGAGCAGGGAATAGATTTTGAAGACATACTTGAGGAGATTAAGAGGGAGAGACAGCTTATGGACAAATATGGAATTACAATTCAAGACATTGATAAGAACACAGCCCTTATAATTGAAGAGAATGAAGAAGTTTTAACAGGAGGTAATAATGGCAATCAAGGTAAATAGCAAAGGAGTAAGCCATGCAAAGAGCCTGATTAAAGCAGGCAAGGTTGACAAAACAAGCGAGTGGAGCTTTGATGCTGAAGACGGGAACAAAATTTTAGGAGATGGCAATTGGAGTGAATACGCAAATTGGTTTCTTGCAATAGACACAGAAGCAAAAGAAGAAACTAAAGAGAGGTATAAATTCCCATACGGAAAGAACGGTAAAGTCTATCGTCGTGGAGTTATTGCTGCAAAACAAAGGGCAGCACAGCATGGATATGACAACATAGCCCAAATTGCAGATGAGCTTCTCCAGATGATAGATAAAGAAGAAAAAAGTTTTAAATTACCTATCCAGACAAGAACTTTTGAAATAAGACAATCTGATATAGATAAAGACAGGAGGACAGTCTCTCTGTCTTTTAGCTCAGAAGAACCAGTAGAACGCTGGTATGGAGTAGAAATCCTTGACCATTCTCAAGGAGCAGTTGACCTGAGCCGAATCAAAAAGGCGGGGGCACTGCTCATTAACCATGACCCAAGAGACCAAGTCGGGGTCATTGAGGAAGTATATCTTGACCAAGCTGACCGAAAGGGGCGAGCAATTGTTCGCTTCGGACGGAGTGCAAAAGCGGAGGAGATATTCCAAGATGTCCTTGACGGGATAAGAAAAAATGTCTCTGTGGGCTATGTTGTGAAGGAGATGAAATTTGAAAAACAAGAGAATGGCATGGATTGGTATCGTGTGACCCGATGGATTCCTCTTGAAATATCGCTTGTTAGCATTCCCGCAGATGCAACAGTTGGGGTAGGAAGAAATTTTGAAACAGAAGTCAAAATTATAAAGGAGGTAACTCAAAATGGGGCAGAAGAAAAAAAGCAAGAAGAAACAAAACAAGAAGAAAAAAGAGAAAAAATAAAAGAATTAAAGGAGGTTAAAATGGAAGATATCAAAAAAGAAATTTTAGAGCAGGAGCAAAAAAGGGTTGCAGAAATTCTTGCAATCGGTGAGACTCATGGTTGCCTTGACCTTGCAAAGAAGGCGATTTCAGAAGGTAGAAGTGTTGATGAGTTCAAGGGAATGGTTTTAGAAATTGTATATAAGGCAAGAAAAATAGAATCTGTTGACCCCAACATTGGAATGTCTGAAAAGGAAGTTAGACAATTCTCAATTGTCAGAGCAATCAATGCAATGGCAAACCATAACTGGAATCTTGCACCATTTGAGAAAGAAGCATCTGATGCAGTAGCCAAGAGAATTGGCAAAGAGCCTCAGGGGTTCTATATACCTAACGATGTATTGTCAAGCCCTCTTGTTAGCAGAAGAGACCTTGAGAAAGGCACAGGCACAGCAGGAGGATATACAGTAGCAACAGAGCTTCTTGTTGCAGAGTTTATTGAGCTTCTCAGGAATGCTATGATGGTTCGCAAACTTGGTGCAAGAGTTCTTGGAGGTCTTGTTGGTGATATAGCGATTCCAAAGCAGACAGGAGGAGCAACAGCATACTGGGTAGGAGAAAGCACTGCACCAACAGAGTCACAGCAGACTTTCGGACAGCTTGGAATGTCTCCAAAAACAGTAGGAGCGTTCACAGATATATCCAGAAAGCTCTTACTTCAGAGTTCAATAGATGTAGAGGCATTTGTAAGGCAGGATTTGGCTACAATTCTTGCTCTTGCAATTGACCTTGCATGTATAAATGGTTCTGGCACATCAAACCAACCAACTGGCATTCTTAACACAAGCGGTATTGGCGTTGTTGCAATAGGCACAAATGGTGGTGCACCTACCTATGACCATATTGTTCAGCTTTGGAAAGAAGTTGCACAGGATAATGCTCTTACGGGTTCTCTTGGGTTCTTGACAAATGCGATAATGATAGCAAAGCTTTCTCGCACTCCAAAGGTTTCTGGATACCCAGTTTATATTATAGAGAATTTGCCAGGGCAGGATGGGATGACAACCATGCTTGGACTTCCTTGCGGAATGAGCAACCAAGTCCCTTCAAACCTTGTTAAGGGAACATCCTCTGATTGCTCAGCAATCATATTTGGAAACTGGGCGGATTTAATTATCGGGCAGTGGGGGACAGTTGATGTTCTTGTTGACCCATATACTGGCGGTGCGGCAGGCACAGTAAGAGTTAGAGTTCTTCAGGATGTTGACATCGGGATTAGACATGCAGAGAGTTTTGCCGCAATCAAAGACGCAAGAGATGTATAACCTGATTGAGGGCAGGTATTCCTGCCCTCTTTTCTAAAGGAGGGAGTATGAAAATAAAAATCATAAGAAACACAGTAGTAGATGGCAAAGATGTTTTTGAGGGAGAAGTGGTTGAAGTGAGCGACTCTATTGGTAGAATGCTTATTCAGATGGGCAAGGCTGTAAAAGTTACAGAAGAAGCAAAAACAAAGAAGGAAAGCAAATAATGGTTAAAACAATAGGCGCTTTATATGTTTTACGATAGCGATTTGGACATATTTTTTACAGACTTTGCTCAGATGGCTACATATACTCCTCAGGGGGGCACTTCATCTGCTATTCCTGTTGTCTTTAACACCGCCTATCAGGTTGCAGTTGACATTGATGGGTTTGCAGGAGTTTCAGGATATAAGCTAATTGTTGAGGCAAAAACGGCAGATGTCCCCAATGTGAAGATTGATGACACAATAATAATAGGGGGGAAAACTTATTATATCACAGAAATTCAACAGATGGACTTTGGAACAACAAGGTTAACTATTAGCGAGGTGCAATAATGGCATCAATCCGTCAACAGATAATAGACATTCTTGATATAGAGTTAAAGAAGATTAAAAAGGCTAATGGTTTTAATACGGATGCAGGCAAAAATGTTTTTGCATGGCGGGATAATCCACTCACAAAACCAGAACTGCCAGGGCTGATATATCGAGATGCTCTTAATAGAAAGTTTTCTGTTTCTCCAATTGGCAAATTCAGATGGGCATTGAGAATTGAGGTAGCTGTCTTTGGAACTTCTGCAAATGAAGTTAGAGCAGGGTTAGAAGATGTTTTAAAAGTAATAGGTATTTGTGAAGAGACAAAATGGGGGAATAATGCTCAAGACACGTTACTTGCGGATGGGGATGAGATGGCAGTTGAAAAATATGATATAGAAACTGGTGCGGCAATATTAACCTTCGAGGTAGTCTATGACACAAATAAATGGAGCATGTGAAATGGCACCAGATGATAGAAATGTAACAGTTAGAGAGTGTGATATCAAGCACCAAAGCTTAAATGGAATGATAAGTAAACTTGAAGAGAGACTTGAAAAACTTGAAAGTAAATTCTGGTGGATTATTACTCTTCTGGTTGGCAATTTAGTCGGGATTATCACATTGCTCTTAAGACTAAGATGAATGAACAGAAAGAGAAAAATAAAATAATTGAGGCATGGGAAAAGTATCCAACAGACAGAGTGGAATTTTTAAAAGAATTGGTTTATAGGTATAAATCTCTCTTAGGGAGATTTATAGAAATATCAAAGCAGGAGGTAAAAAATGGCACAGGCAACAGGAGCTAAAGCACAAATTATATATCAGGAGGAGACAACATTTAAAACAGACCCTCTTACTCCAGATGCAAAATTGCTATATTTTAGTAGTGAAGATTTCAAATCTTCAAGAAACCTCATTGACAGTGCAGTTATAAGGGGGACGAGGGACGCAGCAAGACCAGCCCTTGGTAATATTGCAATTGAAGGTTCAATTAAAACAGAGCTTCAGGCTTACATAGGCACGCTGTTTAAAGGGCTGTTAGGGAGCGTGGAAACAACTGGTAGCAACCCTTATACACACACACTAAAAGTTGGTGGTTCACTGCCAAGTTTTGTGATTGAAAAAGGGTTCACAGATATTGTGAATTTTTTTAAGTATAATGGTTGCAAAATCAACAGATTTACTCTTGCAGTAAGACCAGAAGGTTTTCAGGAGATAAGCTTTGACTTTTTGGGAGCAAAAGAAACGGTTAGCTCTTCATCTTTTGATAGCACTCCAACAGATTTAGGCAAAGTCTCATGGACAGGCTTTGATATCGCAACAATTGAAGAGGGCGGTTCTGCTATCGGTATTGTTACAGAAGTTGATATCACTGTTGAGAATAACCTTGATGGTTCTGTCTATGTCATTGGCGGGCAGGGGCAAAGATATTCTCTTCCAGAAGGTATGGTAAAGGTATCAGGGACAATCAAAGCTTTATTTGAGTCTATGAGTTTGCTTAACAAGGCAATGAATTCAACAGAAACAAGCTTGAGAATTTATTACAAGCTTGGCACTGGTAATGGCTCTGCTGGAAATGAATCTCTTGAAATAAAAATCCCCGAATTGATTTATTCACCGAACGCACCAGTAATAAGCGGACCCGCAGGGATTTTTGTTGAACTTCCCTTCACAGCCTATTACGATAACTCTACCGAACAATCATCTATCCAGTTAGTGTTAAAAAATACACAGGCAACATTATAAGGGGTGGTTATGGAATATGTTATTGGTGGTAAGAAATATAGTCAGAGACCTCTGGTTATAGGGCAACTTAAACAGCTCTCAAGGCTGTTAAAAGATGTTGTCATTACTCCAGAGGCAGGAGCTACAAGCCTTGTTGAAGCTATCGGAGATAAACTCCCTGAAGCAATGGCGATTGTTCTTATACCTGAAGGGGTTGAAGTTAAAGACAAAAACATAGAAGAGATAGCAAAAGAACTTGAATTTCAGGTTGATATTGACACTGCGGTGCAAGTTGTTGAAGATTTTTTCGTTTGCAATCAGGTTTCTTCTCTTTGGAAAAGACTTCAGGAAGCACTCAAGACAAAGACACAGAAGAAATCTTAGACGAGATGGTGTGTATATTGGCAAAGGGGGATATAACCAAAAAAGACAGCATAGAATGGGGGGTTACACTCCGTGAAAGCAGAAGATACTTGGAATATCAAAGTAGAGAGATACTTTTCAGGGAAGCTGTTATTTCTTTCTTGGTTGGCGAAACAGAGGAAGATAAGAAAAAAAGATATAGAGAAGATTATAATAAAGCCTGCAAGGTCATCGGTAAAAAATTTGAAGGAGATATAGAGGTAATAGATTGGCAGAAAATCAAGTCAAATTAATTATATCTGCTATTGATAATACTAAAGCTGCTTTTGATAATATCAACAAACAGCTAAATAGCATGTCTTCTCAAGTTGCTCTTGCTGCTGGCAAGTTTTTAGCTATTAAAGCAGCGATAGAAGAGGTGGGACATGCATTAATTTCTGTATTTAAGCCTGCATACGATGCAGTAGAACAATACAATCAATCTGTTATAAAAATTGCAGCTATGATGACCTCTTTGGCGGGGTCTCAGGGGCAATCTGATATTTCTGGGTATTATCGACAGGCAACTGAATATGCTCAATGGTTAGTTAATGAGATTGAGAAGATTGATGCAAAGACAATTGCTTCTGCGCAAGACCTGATGGTGATGACAGAAGAGATGGCTAAACAGGGCATATTTTTGAAAGACAATAAAGAAGAACTTGAGGCATTCGCAAATATTGCAAATGCGGTTGCAGTTATATCTCAAGGCTCTGGTGCAAAAGAAGTTCAATTAAGGCAAGAAATAAGAGCATTGTTGAAAGGGCAGGTAGATGCACATAGCCAGCTTGCAAGCCAGTTAAACGCAATGGTCGGAGGATCTTTAAAACAGAAAGTAGAGCTATGGAAAAAAGAGGGGACGATAATACAAAACATCGGAAATCTTCTAAAAGGCTACTCTGAGGCTTCAAAAGATTTAGAAGGAACATGGGGAGCAATAGGCTCTACTCTGCAAACTCTCAAAAATCAAATAATGAGAATAGGTTTCAGAGAAGCATATACAGAAATCAATAATTTCTTGAAGTCAATAATAGAGTTTACAAAAGAGAATGCTGAAACAATTTCTTCTGGCATACACAAGGGCTGGCTTGCAGTAAAAGGAGTGCTGGAGTCAATTTGGAATATAATTGAGCCTTTTGCTCCCCTCTTCGCTCTCCTTGGGCAACTGGTAGGGATGGTAGCCAATGGGCTTGGGTTAATTGCGTCGGTTATATTACCACCACTAACGCAAAGATTGGGCTATATTATCAAGGCAATGCTGGAGTGGGTAGCGTTAGTCGGGAATGTTGCGAATGCATTCTGGAAACTGCTACAAGGAGATTTTGCAGGGGCAAAAAAGGAAGCATCAGAAGTCGCACAGAATTTCAAGCTGTCGGGAAAATACATCAGCGAAGCATTTAAGGGCGGGCTTGGCGATGAAATGCTAAAGAGATATGATGAATGGGAGAAAAAGAGGGCAACAACTAAAAAATCAGCGGGGGCTGCAGAAGGTATTAAACCATTTAATATAGAGGATGATAAGAAAAAAACTGAACAATTAGAAAAATGGAGGGAAGAGTATCAGGAATTTCTTGCATCTCTTGAAGCAGACAGGCAAGTAGGTTTTAAAAAGGAGCTTGCTCAGGTTGAAAAATGGGAAACAGACAAGCTAAACAAGCTAAATGATTTCAAAAGAAAGGGGGTTATTTCAGAAAAAGAATATCAAGATAAAAGGGCTCTTATTGTTCAGATAGCAGAAGAAAAAATTCTTCAGATTTATGAAGAGTATGCTCAAAAAGAGGTTGACATAGAAAATGAAATAACAAAAGAGCTTTTAAATGACTATGAAAAGCGAATCCGAGAAATAGAGGATTGGGAAGAAGAGAAGGTTAAAAAACTTGAAGACCTCTACAATCAGGACGCTATCAGTTTTGAGACCTTCCAAGAACTAAAAGCTAAGGCACATATAGCAATGCTAAAGAAAAGGGAGGAGGCTGAAAGGGAGTATCACTTTAAAATTAGGCAATTGCAACTTGGGATAGAGCTTGCAGAAATAAAAACTGGTGAAAAATCAAGAGCAATAACAAAAGAAGAATCTCTCAGAAGACAGATAGAGAATCAAAAAGAGCTTCTTTCTCTTCTTGAACAGCAGGCTCAAAAAATAGCAGAGACTGGAGATGAAGAAGCGTGGCTTTTAATGCAACAGCAGATACAAGGGGTTAGGGATAACATTGTAGATTTGAATGAAAGGATCAGAGAGCTAACAGGCACATTATCTGAGGGATTTCTTGAGGCGATATATGAATATTCTGAAAAGGTTAGTAGTGCATTTATGAGGGCAAAAGAGGCAGGAAATCGAATAATTTCTTCTATGGAAAGTGCCTTTATGGAATTTTTTGATGTCACATCAAAAGGATTTTTAAATTTTGGCAATCTTGCAAGAACTATTTTATTGTCAATATATAAAGAATTGCTTAAGATTTTGGTTATTCAGCCACTTGTCAGGGCAATTACTGGGTTTTTTGGTGGCTTATTTAGACATGAAGGCGGGCTAATAATGCATGAAGGAGGATATATTCCAAGATTTCATCTCGGGGTTGATGAAGTTCCTGCGATACTTCAGAGGGGGGAAAGAGTTCTTTCAGTAGAACAAAACAAGATTTTTGAAAAGTTAGCAAAAATAATAAATAATTCTCAGCCAACAGCTGTAGGGGCAGGAAGTTCTGTTCAAATTGTAAATGTTATAGACCCGAACTTGCTTAATCAATATCTTTCAAGTTCGGCAGGGCAAAAGGCAGTAGTAAATGTAATTAGCCATCAATCATCAACTATAAAAAAGGTGCTTTGGGGGTAATATGGCATATTCGGACAAAATAACAATATCAGGACAGCAGAAAAATTTTGTGAGTGCTTTTTCTGAATTTATAAG